CGCCAGCCACGCCGCCCAGGCGCGGACCCAGGCGGTGGCCAGGGCGTCGAGGATGGTGATTGGATCAGGCACGCTCGGCCTCACCAACCCGCTGCGCCGCGTCCAGCAGCAGCGCCACGCAGCCGCGCTCACGGTCGGACTGCTCGCGCTCCCGGCGGGCCAGGTCGGCCTCGCGGGCCTCGATCCAGTCGCAGACGGCCTCGAGGACTGTCCGGCGCGTGCCCGCGTGCGTCATGGGCATGCTGCACCACTGCGCCAGGGCGCGGACGTCGGCGGGCGATCGGATGGAGATGGAGATAATCCTGTTCTGCCGGCCCAGCCGCACACAAGGGATGACGGCCAGCAGATCAGGCGTATGGGTCGGGGTACTCACGCGGCTAGACCGAAAAGGGCTTTTGTGGATCAGCGGCGCTTTCCCCTTGGGTCTCCGATAGCGCCTCCACGCTCACCACAGAATCGTAGACCGGGAACCGGCCGCGCTGATGCCCGTCCTGGTCGGCTGAGTACCAGATGCGCTCGCCGCTCCTGACCGTGAGCAGGTCGCGGATGCCGCGGTCGGCCAGGGCGCGGCGCATCTCGTGCCAGTCGGCCGAGGTGAACGCGCCGTGCATTCCGCACAAGTATGCGAGGTCGCCGCAGATCACGAGCGTAGCCACCGCATCGTATGGGTCGCCGTAGAGCCGGCCGCCGCGGAATACCCGCAACGTCTGGACGATTGGCTCGATGTGGATCACGACGCGAACGGCGCGATCAGCGCGAGCAGCACCGTCAGGCCGAGCACAGCCCGCAGCACGAAGGAAAAAGCCCGCCGCCGCGAGGCAGCGGGCAAGCCCGGGTGAATGGCTAGAAGCCCCGGGGAGGAGACACGGTTCACCGCTTCACCTCGCTCCACCACCGCTGCCAGCCGATGAGCTGGTCGCGGAGGTCGTTGCAGGTGGCGTAGTTGTCGGTGATGGCGGCGGCAGCGGCTGCAGGCTCGACGGGGGCTGCAGCAGCCACGCGGGCGGGGTCGGGCACGGCACCGGCTGCGGCGGCATCGTGGAGCACGCGGAAACCAGGGCTGTGCAGGCCAACATCAGCGCACGCAGCGGGAGCGGACTTGACATAGACGGGCACCTCCTTGGTGATGGTGCGGGTGATGGTCTTGCGCTTGGCCCGGGCCGCTTCGAGGTCGGCGGCGAGCTGGTCGGCGCGCGTCTGCAGATCCACCTCGCGCGCGCGGGCGGCGGCGGCGGCTTTCGCCTGCGCGGCCTCCCATTTGCGGTCAGCCGCATCGACGCCGGAGTCGTAGGACCACCAGAGGGCGGCGACCAGGGCGGCAGCGGCGGCGAGGCCGGGCAGCAGGCGGAGCAGGATGGCGGTCATGTGTCGGTCGCTCCGTAGCGCAGATTGCCGGCGATGCGGCGGGCCCAGCCCCGGCCGAAGGTCGGCCAGGTCGTCAGCTTGGCGTAGAACTCCAGCCGCTCGGCGTTGAAGCGCGCGATCACGTCAGCAGGGTCGAGCGCCCGCACCGCCGTCACCGTTACCGGCCCGACCTGGCCGTCGTCCGCCACGCCCACGGCGCGCTGGAGGAATCGGATCGCGTTGCCGATGCCGTGGTTCACGGCCGCGTCGAATAACTGGTAGCCGATGGCCGGTGCGTACTGGTCGGCCTGGGCACGCTGCCAGTAGCCGATGCGGTAGATCTCGCGCGCCTGCTCGCGGGTGAGCAGTCGCATGCTGCCTGTGTATCCGTGCTCGCGGGCCACGCGCTCGGTGATGCCGTACATCGTCGCGCCACCGGGGTCGTCTGGATGGTCGCTGTACTCGCCCTCGTGGCCGATGACGCGCTCGAAAGCTGCATCGAATCCGTCGCGCACGACGGGCGCAGTCGTTGCCGGCTCACTCGGCGCACCGAGCCGGTCCCGCAGCCATCCGAACAGGCTCATGATCCGAGCCCCCGCAGTCGGCGACGCATGCACCGCCTGCGCCACGCCACGCGCGAGACGCCCCACACGCACAGCCCGGCGAGGCTCCCCGTCTGGCCGACCAGCCAGTTCGGCGGATCGCCCTCGCCTGCTGCGACCGAGAACACCGCCACGCCACCGAGGAACACCGAGCCGACGATGCCGGTCGGAATCTTCGGGTCCAATGCCAGCCAGAGCGCCGAGGTGGCGATGATGATGAGCGAGGTCATGTAGATCAGGGTCAGCATGCGTGCCCCTTCATCGGTCGAGCCGCAGGAATTTCCGCAGCGTGTCGCGGGCGATCACGGCAAGCTGCAGTTCGCGGATCGTGCTGGTGATCTCACCGATGACGACCATGCTGAAAGCCCCGACGAGAAAGGCGAGCGCGCCCTCGAAATTGCGCGAGGCAATGCCTGTCCATTCGTGGATCGCTGGCGCGAGGTAGTAGGCCGCCGCCACGCCACCGCCGACCGCCGTTGCGCGCTGGGCGAGCGTCGAGTCCGGCGGCAGGCCGCGCAGCGCGACGATGGAGCCGAGGATGCCCGGCCCGAGCTTGGCGGCCAGCGCCACCAGTGCCTCGCCGAGTGTCTGGTGATCCGCTGCCACTATCTGCCCCCCATCACGGCCGCTCGTCCCTGCACCGCGCGCAGTGCCCCGGATCCACTTGATCGAGCAGCCAGCAGAGCGCGCGCGCCCATCGGTCGCCATCGACCTCGGCCAGCGCTGCACGCGTGCTGATCGTCATGTCCTCGCTGCCACCGAACGCGGCATTCGCGGCCTGATCGAACGCTAGCGCGATCCTGTGGGCTCGCTTGCTGCGCCCGAAGATCGCCAGCGTCAGCCACGCGAGCCCGATCACGGCGCCGATCACGCACAGCAGCCAGATGACCAGCGCCGCGAACGGCCGCTTGAACCAGGTTGCGGACAGCGCGCTCATAGCGCCGCCGCCGCGACGAACAGGGCGTCCAGTTGCGCTTCGCTCAGCGACAGCGCGGGCGCGAGCTGCGTGACGAAACCGTTGTGCCGCTGCACCTCACTGCTGTACTCCCACTCGATCCGCGCCGCCGTCTTCTCCGGCTCCGTGAGCGCGTCAATCGCAGCATCGACACCGGACAGCAGCCCGGCCGCGTGAAGCGCGCGGCGAGCTTGGCGCATCGTCACCGCATCCGGCACATGTACGGCCGGCTCCGGAGGCGGGGCAGGCGCTTGATACGGGAGATCGAGCCACTCGTACCCGGTCCAGTTCGCCCGCAGTTGGCCGGGGGTCGTTGTCTCGCTCGTGTTCGCCGGCTCGCTCGGCGCGGCTCGCCCGGTGATCGGCGCTGCGGTGTACCAGCCGTGAGAGTCGTAGTACGGCATGCGTTCCTCAGTCGAAAAGCGCGGTCTGCGAAGTGGCTTCGGTGAGCGCCAAGGCGCCACCGCTGAATGCGACTACCCAACGGGTGCCGTCAGTGGCCGCCGAGGGCGCCTGCACGGTGACGCTCGACTGCCGCACCGCCGAACCGCTGTCGTGGAAGGTCTTCGTGTCGCCCCATGTCGAACCGAAACAAACGCGCACGCCGTTCACGCTGAACACCGGGACATTGGCTGTTTGCAGGACGACCCCCGCGACCTCCGAGGCGGAGTCGTGAGTGTCGAATCGGTACACCTGAGCGCCCGCCGCGTTCACTGCGAACAGCACAGTGCCGTCTGTGTCGATCCACATCAGTCCAGGCGCCACTGGGAGCGCGAAGCTCGTCCAGCTTCCGGTCTCGCCGGTAAGTGAGTGGTAGCTGGTAGAGCCGGACGTGAAAACGAAGCGCCCATTGACCCGGAAAAAGCCCAAGGACACCCCCGCCGGGGCCGTCACCGTCGACCACGCGCCCCCGTGATTGGTCGAGCGGTAGACACTCGTGCCGAGTCCGCTCACGAGCCACGTCCCTCCGATCCCTGCTGGCAGCACGCCGTTCTGGGAGTTCGCGTTCCCAGGCAGCACCGTTGCGGCGCTCCAGGTGATGCTGTTCGTGCTGATGGCGACGCCGGCCTCGCCAACGACGCACGCCAAAAGATTGTTTCCGTCGACAGCGATCCGCCACTTCTTCGTTTCGGGCATCGACCGAAGCGTCCACGTTTCCCCGTCCGCGCTTGTGGCGACGTTGCTATCGATGTTCGATGAGTTCGCCACGAACAGGCTGTTTGCGCGATTTGTATACGTCATCCCGCCTGCCAGCCCGGTGGAGAACATCCTGCCGAATGTCAGGTCCTCCCCCACCGACGCAGGCCTGGCGCTGGCAGCGGCAGCCGAGAAAATAGCGCGCCTGCGCAGCGGGGCCCTGGCGATTGCGAGCGACGTGAACGCCGCCCCCGAGCAGTACACCAGCAGGCACGCGCCTGAATTGATGGTGATGGTCGCCACGCCGTCGATCAGCTGCGCACTCGACGGGTCGAGCGTGATGACGCCGGTCCCGCTGTTGTGGACGTAGCACCACCAGCCAGCACCCAACGTCGCCGCCGAGGTGAACGCGAGCGTGAACGTCCCGCTCGCGCTGATGACTTTCCCTTTGTCACCAGAGACCAGGGTGTATGCAGCCGTCTTCGTGGATGCGAGCAGGTTGTTGATCGTCCCGCTCGGCCCCTGCGCCCCGCCGATCGTGATCGTCCAGTCGGTGTAAGTGCCGCTACCGCTGACCGCAACAACGTCCAACGAGAGCGCGCCCGTGCCAGCGTTGTAGCTGACCACGCGCGCGGCGAGCCAGGTCGTCGGCGCAGCCGTCCGGGCGACGTAGAGGTGCTGGCCGACGGTCCATTGCCGGCCCGTCGATGCCGTGATCGACACGCCGCCCGTTGCGACCGCGATCGAGGTCGAGGAAGTTCCGCTCAGCGCGCTCGCGTAGATCAGCGCCAGGTCCCGCGCCGCTTCGGCGTCGTCCTTGACTGCCTCGACGGAGGCGATCTCCGTCACGGTGTCTTGCAGCAGCGGGAAGAAGTGCGCGCGGTGCCCGCCGTTGAGCATGTCCCGACCGGACGTGCCGTCGTCGGAGTACGTGTTGCCGTTTACGGTGACCTGTGTCACAGGATTTCCCCGATTTCGAACGCAAGTCTGCGCGTGTTGTGGTAGGGGTACTCGATTGCCGAGAGCTGCCGCAGCCGCCCGAGGAACCCGTACTGCTGCGAGTAGCCCATATCGTCCGCGTCGGGCACCCACAGCGCTTCGCCGGTCGTGCCGAGTCGACGCTGCATCTCGTAAACGAACGCGGCCTCTCCTGGCTCCAGCCAGTCGAGCGCGAACTGCGTCACTCTGGACCGGCGGCGCGGGTCGTAGAACTCGCCCCCGCCGTCGGCGCGCTGGATCACGGACTGGTCGTCGGTCCATCGCTCGGACCAGCCCGAGTGCGAGGCATTCCATGTCGGCGACAGTCCGCCGCCGCAGAACACGCGTCCGAGCTGCACCCAGCCGTCAGGGTTGCTCGTGTCGGTGATCTGGACGCGCATGTATCGCGCTGAGTAGTAGGCGGAGGAGACATGCAGTACGGCGTATGGCGCGCGCAGGTACTCGTCATCGCCGACGCCCTCCCACCACCCAGACTCCTCCCACTCCAGCAGGTCGCCGTCGAAGCTCATCCGCCACGCCAACAGTGACCCGCTGTCGTAGATATCGGATGCGCCGGGCGCAGACCCCAGCGTGATCCGCCACGTCGCCGCGCGGGTGAGGTTGTGGTTCACCAGCGCGAACGCGCGGAACGCGCGCACTGACCCGTAATCGAAGTCGATCCGTGTTGATGCCTCGGTAGCGTCGGCCGAGCGCGCGACCTGAGTCAACTCGCGCGTCAGGAGGTTGTCTCGCGGCAGTCCGGCCAGCCAGTTGCCTGCGCTGAGGACCGCGGAATCGACCCGATTCGGCCAAGCAAGGAATAGCTTCGTCATCCCCACACTCCAAAGACCACTTCCCGGCGCGCGCAGTCGATCCGCTGCGATATGACGCGCGCGAGCTTGCCCGCGCCCAGCCCGTAGCGCGACCTCGTGATCTGCACGACGTCATGCAGCTCTATCGCCAGGGTCTGATCGGTCAGCGCGGCGGTGATCGACCACACGTCGCGCGGTACTCCGAACAGGGCGAAATAGGCGTCCAGGAATAGTGTCTGCCCGAAGGCGTTGATGAATTGCCGCTGAGGGGACTCGATTGCGCGCGCAATGGCCCCAGGGTGCGCGGCACGGATCGCCGGGTCCTGCCGCGCGAATACTGCCCAATGCGGCGCGCGCTTGAGATAGTCGGCCATCGCGCCCGTCACACTCCCGGCCAGATCGCTCGGCCAGGTCGCTCCGGCCTTGACCGTCAACGACCAGACCGGCGCACTGAGGTCGGCGGGCGTGTCGCGTCGCCAGTCGCGCGAGTTGTGCGGCGTGAACACGTGCACTGGCGAGCCGGTCGGCGCGGCCAGGATGCCAGACGACCACGTATCGAGGCGCGTCATCCCGTACCACCCGAGCTGCACCGCGCAGGCGTCGTCCATGATCTGCAGGTACGTGCGGTCATCGTCTACCAGCGTCCCGTCGACCGCCACGATGCTCGCAGCCCCGCTGATCCCCGCCTGGTTGGCCAGCGTGCTGATCGTCCACGCGGCGCCCGACGGCGGCGCACCGGAGAACGCCTGCACCCTCAAGTCGTACACAGGGACGCCGCCGAGCCGGAAGTACACGGGGCCGGAGGCTGGCGCCCAGAACCGCGCTTCACCTGGGGACGGCGTGGTCGCCAGCATCTCGGCCGACGAAGTGTAGTCGGCGCCGCGCGTGATCTGCACGCCGCCCTCATACACCTGCAGCAGCGCCGCGAGATAATATGGCCCTGTGCTCTGGACGTACCAGAGCTGCCTGGCGGCATCGACCAGGATCGGAGGCACGAAGCCAGGGTCACCGAGCACCGCCTGCTTCAACTTTCCCGCGAGACCAGTAGTGCCCTCCAGCCCTCCGGCCCCCGTGAACGACTGCGCCACCATCGGCTGGTCCAGCGCCTGCGCCAGTCGATCCCGCAGGATCAGCCTGACGGACTGCAGGTCGGCCTGCATGCGCTCTATGTACGCGACGTAGACAGTGCTGTAACCAGCCGGGTACGCCGCGTCTTCCTCTCCATACCGGACCGTCACCCGGCCGCCAGACACCGCATGGCCGATCCATGCATCTAGCCCGCCATCCGCGTTGGCGAGCTCCAGCGCCCCATACGACGGCCGGACGGCTCCGGTCATGCGCGATCCGGAGAACAGCGATCGCTGAATCCATCCAGGCGAGACCAGCCGACCGGAGACGTACGTGTGCGCAGGCGTGTCCGTGCCGCGGGTTGCGAACCCGGTAGTGCCGAAATAGTGCGTCGTCGGCACTCCGCCCACGATGACCTCGACCTCGGCCACGTACCGGATCACGCCGCCACCTCGATAGACTCGACGCTCGACTGGATGCGCCCGATCTGGTCCTGCAGCTTGGCGAGTTGCTCTTGCAGCGCTTGCATGGCCGCGGCGCGCTGCCGGATTTCCGCCTCCTGGCCTTCGACCATCGCGCTCAGCAGATCCACCTGCTGGCGCGCCGCGGACGCCTGCTCATCTTGCCGTCGTTGCAGCGCAGACTCTCGCTCACGCAGGGCCGCGCCGATACTGTCGAGCGCGGCGAGCTGCTCGGCGCTGGTGTCGATCACCGTCCGGCGCATCTCGGCCTGCTCGATTTCCATGCTCTGGAGCGTCTCTAGCTGAGACGAGAGCAGCTCAACGTCGCTGACCTGCGCCCCGGCCATCTCCTCTGCCTCGGCCAATGCAGTGGCGAACGCCGACGCATACTCGGAGGTCGCGCCGCCGTAGTAGCTCTGCGACTGCCCGAGGTACGTGCGCAGCGCATCCGCATACTCGGACATCGCGGACACGTCGCCAGCGCGGGCCCCCGCAAGCGTCCTGTCGTAGGACTGCCGCGCGGCGCCCAGTCGCCCCTCTGGCCCGAGCGCGGACAAGTCCCCGACCAGCAGATCGTCGATCACGCCGCGCATGCCGCCGATGATCCTGCGCATCTGCTCCGCTGCGCTGATCTGCTCGCGCAAGGCGCTGATCTGCTCGTCCCTGGACTCACGCTGCAGATCTAGCACCGCCCGCGCCGACTCGTACTGCTCCCGATACTCGTCTGCGAGCGCCTGGCCAGACAGGTCTCCGGCCATCTTGATCCGTGCCAGCGCAACCTGCGCAAGCTCCTGCGCGACCGCGGCAGGGTCGGCGGCGGTGCGCAGCTCGGCGAACAGCTCGCGCTCGCGCTGTGCCATCAGCTCGACGCTCTGATCGGAGGCGGCCGAGGTCGCCACACCAAACCGCATTTGGTCGATGGCCTCGATGCCACGGCTGGCGCTCGCCAGAGACGCCACCGTCTGCGCGAGCGCATCGAACGGGCCGGCTTCTCCTGTGCCCAGGATGCGATCCAGCTCGCGCGTCATGTCGGCGAGCTGTTGCGATGCGGACTGCCACTGCTCGACGAGATTCTCGGCCGGCGCATCGAGCGCGATCATCGCGCCCTCCAAGTCGCCGAAGGCCCGGACCATCGCTGCAATTTCGGCCTCGGTCGCCGCACTTTGCGCGTCGAGTGCCGCGCGCGCCGATTCCTGCGCCGCGCGCAGACTCTCGTCTGCCGCAGCCGCAGCAGAATCGGCCACGACGCCGAACGCGTCCGAGAGCGTGAGCAGCGTTCCGTAAGCCGACTGGCCCTGCGCGGTCGTGAGGTCCAGCGATTCGACCAGCGCCCGGAACTCGTCTCTAGTGCCAGGCATCTCCAGGCCCAGCGCGCCGATCTGGCCGGCAAGCTGCTCGGAGAGCGCGCCTACCCGCTCGGACTCGCTGTAGTAGCCCTGGTAGTAGCTCGCTGCAGCGCTGGACAGCGTGTCTGCGCCGCCCGCAGCGGCGAGCATCGCAGTAGTCACGGCATCGGCCTGCACGCCGAGCGCGGCCATGGCAGCGGTCACGCTGACGATCGACTCGACGGACTGCAGCAGCGCGCCCACCTGCTCCTGCGTGAGCGACTCGGCGTCCACGCCTGCCAGCGCATCGGCCACGGCGGAGGGGATGTCGGCTGCGCTCTGCAGGGCCTGGATGGTCGCCTGCTGGAGATCGAGCGCGAAGGCCTGGATCGCCTCTTCGGCGGTCAGCGTGCGGCTGGTCCCGCTCTCCCAGGACGATTCGCCGAAGCTCGCGCCGGAGGCCAGCGTGCCGCCCGAGAAGACGCCGCCCCGGCCCTTCTCGGACTGCTCCAACTTGCCCCAGAACTGGTCGATCTTGTCCGTAGACCCGAGGCGGTCGAACAGGCCGTTGATGCCCTCGACGGTCGCCGCCACGCTCGCGCGGATGGTCTCGCCGCCGATGTCGCCGCCGGACGGGCCGCCGATGAACCTGGTCGAGCCAGCGCCGATCATCCCGGCCACGTCGTCGGACCAGATGCCCTTCAGCCCCTGTCCGTACTGGAGGTCGCTGGCCGAATAGCCGTAGGTGCTGCCTGCGCGCTTCTCGCCACCGGAGGAGAGCAGGGAGTA